ATACCCATCGGCGTTTCGGTGATAGTTTCACCGTAGGTAATCTCTACGTCCTTAACTTCGACGGTAGGGTCGGACTGAAGTACCGAGAAGGTAGCCTCGTCCAGACCTGTGAAGTAGTGGGTCGTGACATCTTTCTCAGTATCCCACCAAACTTTCATGATACCGTTCTTACGGATCAGGGCGTCCTTGAATGTGGAATAGCATTCGCTGAATAGGTTGTTATCGCGTGTCAGGCAGTAGTTGACGTAATCCGTTGCTTGCTGCGCAGTGGCCACATCTTCTGGGCCGTTCGGCGCGAACTCGACGACGTTGTTCGCCGCGAAAAATACTTTCATGATCGACGGCATCATGGCCTGTACAGTATCCCGTACATCCATCGACATCGCCTGCGACCGGCCTTCCTCTTCGTTTCCGAATGGTTCGCCCTTATAGTACTGGCCCGCAAGCGCACGCTCCGGGCTGATGTTGTCGTCAATATAAGATTGAGCGTCGTCGATCTCGGCGATGACGATGTTCTGAAGTTCTTCTTCAGACATAGGCTCTTCGACCTGCTCGTCTTCCATCTCTGGCTCTTCAATGGAAACTTCCGTACCGTCGGGAAGTTCCATCGAAGTTTCATTGGACATATCTTCGCTGTCGTCGTTTTCCGAGTTGGCGTTGGGAACCCCGGTGTCCTGATACATACCTTGGCTCTTAGCCATGTCGGCCTTACTCGGCTTACGGTTATTGCGATATGCCATATTTTAGCCTTACTTCTTTTTGGACTTGCCAGCTTCGGACAGGGCAATAGCTATAGCCTGTTTACGCGATTTAGCCAAGGGAGCCTTTGCCGGGCCTTTAGGATTTACGCCAGCGTGCAATGTGCCACGTTTAAATTCGCCCATGACCTTAGCCACTTTCTTGTCGGCCTTAGTAGGTTTCTTCATTTCTTTTTGCCCTTTGCGGTTTTCGCAGCGGCCTTAAAAGCGGCGGCAGTAGGCGCGCCCTTCGTTCCCGGCTTACGCATCTTTTCGCCAGAACCAGCTTTGATCCGTTCTTTCTTGGCTGCAATGTTGCTGTACAGACCCATCTTCATTTTGACTTCCCCTTGTTTCGGGTGGATATTGATTTGGCTTTGGACTTCGCGTCTGCTTTAGATGACGCACCCCACGCTTGCAGAGATAAGAGAAGGCGGGTTGGTTCGCCTTTCGCATTACGCTCTGGCCCCGGCATGTTTCCCATACGCGCTAAGAATGACGCCCTCCGTGGATTATCCCCTGATTTAACAGGCGCTTTCAAGTTGGCCCCTTCGGTCTTCTTGAAGTGGCTGCGGCCCGCTTCGTTGAGGCCACCCTTCGGATTTTGAAAACGCTTTGCGACCATGCAACCAAACCTATTTCTTCGGCGTATACGCGCCGCGTTCACTCAAATATACAATGGCCCGGTAAAGAACTTCCGTACTCTCTCTTGCGTGGCCAAGAACTAAATTACACCCCGAACATAGTATGCCGCGAACATCCCCCGTCTCATGGTTATGGTCTACGACAACTGATCGTTTATCTCTATACGCTAATGTATCAGATATTTCTACCTTACAAATAGGGCAAGCGAAATTCTGATTGGCGATGATTGTTTGGTACTCATCGTTACTGATACCGTATCTGCGCCGAAGATTGCGGTCGCGGTGGTAATGCGGGCGGGCAGCGGCAAAGGCTTGTTGGTACGCACGCATACACTTCTTACATGTACGCCTTTGGGCGTGGAAGTTGTCAGTCGGCTTCTCTTCGCCACATTTCGGACAAGTTTTTGTTTCCACGGATACGCTCCCTGTTACGGGCCTATAACCTATACTTTACAGAAAAGCAAAAAAGTAGGGTGGCGGCGTTTCAAAACAACTGAGCAAATCGTCTCGTCGCTATTACCGGCCTAGCCGCGCACACCCTCAGTCGCCCGGCAGGGAGAGGGAGAGGAGGAACCTGCCGGGCAAAAGAAATATAGCACATCAATCGCTTATGTCAAACAACACCCTTGATGTTCCGCTTTAAGGCCCCCGTCTTGTTGGCCATCGAGTATCCGTGCATGATCGTTGATATATCGGTGGCAAGGCACAGGCATA